AGGTCACTAACGCTCACTCCGTACAGCGACGCGAGGTTGTTGAAGTCGATCTCTTTATCGAAGTTGACGTTTAACTGGCGCGCAGCATTCTTGAGGAATGACTCACCGGAACCGCCCTCTACCTTCTCGATGTTGGTTAGTGCGTTGTATCCCGGCTCAAGGAATCCGATAGCGTCGATAGTGTAATCACCGACGATAAACACTCGGTCTGGATTGACGTCAAACAGCTGCTTCCCACCGCTAGGCAATGTGGCGGTATATGACCACATCTTGGGTTGCCCGTAATTCTCGCTGTTAATGTCGATGTCGAACTCTTTCACCGTCAGACAGCTTGCCCAAGCAACCGTGAATTTCTCGATACCATGACCGCTACTGCCTACTGGATCACTCCACTTCTTGCTATCACGAACGTGAATCAAGATGCCAGCATATCGACCTACAAGTCGGCGCTTGTCTGCTTCAGCGAATGCGGCCCATAGTTTTTTGGTCAAAACCTTCTTGGTCTGCTTCTCCCACGTGGTCAACTTCGATGACTCGTCCTTTTTTTCGCCCTCGATAACTTCGGGGAAAGATGACCAACACTTATTGACCAGTTTGTTCACAGCGGAGAATGCCAGGCCACCGCGTCGGTACGCGCCGTAAAGGTCGTGAAAATTTAGTACTTCCTTCCAGCCATACTCACACCAAGCCGATGATCGCTTGTGGTCCATCCCCATCGGCGCAAGCAATGCCTCACGCGCACGAGAAACCGGATTGCTTTGGTAGCTATTCGCGGCCAGCATACGAGCATGATTGACTGCCATTTCTAACTTTTCGCTCATGTTTTGTATTCCGTCCGTTCAAGTACACATCGCTTTCCACTGGGTTCATACAGTGTTTTGTTTGTGTCATAGATGACTTCGACACTCGATAAGTTGGGATCGCGCCAAAGAAGTGTTTCACTCGCTGGATAGGTGTTTACCGCAGTTTCTCTCGCGCAAGTAATGCAGCGCGCACGCACAATCAGTGAGACGGAGCCGTCACGCGCTTTTACTTTGAATAAAGCCATGTTTATCTCAATCGTTTGGGGATCATCATTCCGAGCGCCTGTGGTAGCGCAAGCGCAGTCAGCGCATAAACCGTCGCGTCAAGTCTGTCTGGTGACTTCTTGGCAGTGGTTGGAACGTATTCCATCATCTGGTTCTCAAGGGTATAGAGATTTCCGCAGTGTGCGACTCTTCCTTGTTCATACAGTGCCGATATTGGCTCAGCGCGTGCAAACTTGCCCTTGTTCGCATGAACTCGAATGATCCTGCCTTTGAATCCGGCATTCTTAAGCGTGTCCTCTGCCATGTCGCCGCCTTGGTTGGTTTCAATGACTATGGAGTCGGCATTATGCGTTTCGTAGGCGAATATCGCTTTTTTAGCCCATCCTGCCGGAGAGAACTTGCCGCTGTAGTCTGCATCAACACTAAACAGTGACTTATCGCCGGCGCCATACGCACTGGCCACAGAAATCCCAGTTTCATCGCTTTCATCGCTGTTTGATGCTTGCGGGTCAATTGCTACGACGGTTCTTGTTCTTTCAAGGTGTATCTGAAGCTCACGCGCTGCCGCGATCATTGCTTCGTTCCAAAGCGCTCCTTCCTCGTTGAACCTGCGAGGCCTTTGCATGTACTGCGCTTCTGCAGTTCTTCGGTGAGAAAACAGCGCCGTCCTGTGCGACTCGTTGTGTTTAAACGGCCAAAGCCATCCATCATCAAGCCCGTGGTCGATTGGTATCGCGTGCGTGTTCTCCGGGTACATAACCTCGTAAGGCAAGCTGTTATCGATAATCACCGGAAGATTCAAGTGATGCCATTCCTCGCCAGACCCGCCACGCAGCAGATAACCGCTAAGGTCGTTGTAGTGAATGCGCTGCATGATCACTATCATTGGCGTGGTTTCTATCGCCAAGCGAGACTTGATGGTTTCGTTAAATCGATTATTTACCCCATCCCTGACAACTTTAGAGAATGCATCATCCGGCTTTACCGGATCGTCAATAATCAGCGCACCCTGCCAACCCGGCTCCATGTGACCAGCTCGAAAACCAGTTACCTGACCAGCAGCGGAAGATGCGTAAACACCGCCGCCGTGCTCATTCCACCACATCGCCTTGCTGTCTGCGTCATCTCGCAAGCTCATCGGCCACATTGCCTGATACGCCTTTGACTTAATCATCCCCCTTGCGGTTGATGAGTTAAGCAGCGCCAGGTTGTGCGAGTAGGACAGGTGCATGAATCGAGCGCGATTGTTAAGCGCTATTCCTCGGCCCATCATATTGATGGTTGCCAGCTCTGTTTTTGTGTACCCGGGCGGAACATTGATAATCAGGCGGTTAATCTCACCATCGATAACGCGATCAAGCGTTCTCTGGATGACTTCGTGGTGAGGCGCGACAATCATCTTGCCGCCAGTGCGCTGTTTAAAGAAATATCGTGAGAAATAAAGCCCGTCTTCTTCGCACTCTAATTTTCTCGCGTAATTCCTTTGCTCAACAGTTGTCATCCTCCAGCATCTCCCGCCGAGCTTGTTTATATTCGTCTTTGCTTAGGGTTAGCGTTTCGATTGGCCCGCCATTTATTCCAGATATTTCTTTGCGCTCTTTGAACGCCTGCACTTCGACATGCTTACCGAGAAGTTCAAGGTTTTTTACCTTGTCAGGCCATTTGATTTTTTTTAGCAATCCAACTTGTTGGCGATCTTCGCCTTGGCCTTCCCATAGCTCGGCGATGTCGAAACCGGATAGATATGTGCGCCAGACTTTAGGCCATTCACTAATTGGCCTCATTGAGCCGTCATCATTGATGATGTCGGCGGCATCCATTTGATCAATCTCAACTAGGCGATTTAGCACGTAGTTGGCGTCAATCTTCACTTCTTCGACGCGCTCATGTTTCAATTCTGAGATTCGAGCCTGAATACTAACATTTGACAACAGCCTCCCTGCGGCAGCGTTGGCCGTTTTAGCGCTGTATCCAGCCCTGATTGCAGCCTGAGTGGCGTTCAAGTCAATTAGATACTCACGACAGAACATCTCTTGCTTGTCAGTAAGCTTGCTCATAATTCACCTGTACAGAATAATTCTCTGGTCGCTTTTGTATAACTCCCGACAGCGGCGAGACTGCACACTATCGAAACTGGAATAAATCTCTAAAAATCACACTCAACGAATGCAGTTTGCAGAATTTTATAAATCGCACATAAGGTGACACCTCGCGGCGTGGCCTAATGCACTTCTCGTCTATTTCCGAGCAGCCAAGATTGATCACCTCCTTATCAGAAGTGATTGACCGAAAGCCCTTCGGTAGCGAAAGGAAAAGCTCTCAGCGTCTCCATGGGATATTCTTGAATGAGTTACCGCGCTTGCGCAGGTTCATGTCTCTGATGTGCTTTTTGTTCTGGTTCTGCTTTTTCACTGATTCACCAGGCATTGGGTTTTTATGTAGTCCTGCAGGTATTTGGTCTGCTGCAGGTTCTCCGCCATCATTTGTCTGAGACGTAGATAATCTTGCTGAGCTGTTTCGGTAAGTCGTGCGGCTGTTGCATCGCCCACGCTTCCGGCGCCGGGCTTGTCGGGCATTGCTGCTGGACAATCTGCCTTGACGTACACCCGCTCAGGGCCAGAGCTGAGACGATCGCGCAGATTATCAATTTCTTCCTGCGCCGCTGTGAGTTCTTCTGCATGCTTTGCCCCGATTTCGTTGAACGATTTTATTTGAGCGATTTGCTTGTTGTTGAGGTCGATGAGCGAATCACGCTGCGCTGTTACTTGGCTTAGCTCCAACTCAGCCGATTGGCGGCGCTCTCTTTCCAGAGCGAACAATCCAGTTAGTGACGCGATAATTGCTGCGATTACTCCGGCGACAATGATTTTCCAGTAAGCTGAAGCTTGCATACCTCTTCCTCAATTTCTCGCCTTGTTACGAGGCCTTTCCACTTTCGCCCACCAGCGTAAACCCACCGTTTGAGCTGTTCGCACGCCGGGATAAATTCACTGCGGTTAAGCAGCTTAAGCAGCGTAGAGCTGGAGAAATTGCCAATACCTACGTTGTATGTGAACGAGTAAAGAGCGGCACGTGTAGGTTCTGGAATTTCCACAGTGATTAGCGGATCAACATGAGCTTTCACTAACTTTAAGTCGTTATCGAGAAGCTTCTTGCACTCTGCTTTCGTGTAGGTTTTATCCGGAATAATATCGGGCCCTGTATGCCCGTAACACACGGTAAGCACGCCAACTACGTCGCGGTATGGCTTGTATTCAACGCCTTCAAATGGCATCACCATTGCAGTCGTGATAGCAAGAGCGGAAGCGCCGGACGCGACTAAGGCTTTAACCGTGCTGCTAACCTTGCTCACTGCCGTAGTCCTCTTTAAATCGCTTCTTCTGCCAGTACCAGTTAATCGCTGCGGTAATAATCATACCGATGGCGCCGATGATTACCGTCCACCAGTCCGGCGAGATACCGGGCACCCATGCGAACAACCCACAAAACCACGCCCACGCATACGACAGGGAACTGGAAATTTTTTCATTCATACGCATATCCACCCCCTGCCGGAGTGCCCTTTATTCTGAAAATTAACTGACGAGAAAAAGAAAAAGCCCAGCGAAAATGCCGGGCTTTGATTTATTTGATGGCGGCGGAACAGTGCGACCGCCGAAGCTTTGATACTGTCAGACTATGACAAAAAATTCGTAACGAATAGGGGTATTTTTGGCTTTTTTATCAATCTGAGCAGAATTTTAGCTTTGCTCCAATCTCTTCTTGAGCAGCCAAAGCGCCTTGAACAAATGTCTCCATCAGCATCAGGGCATTGCGCACTTTCCCCTCAGAACATTTCTTCTTGTCGGCCTTGGTTGCTCGTCGTGCTATTTCACAGTTGTTCATGCCATACACGTAACTCAGAATAAAGAACGTCATCGGGCGCGGGTTCTTCTCGTCGTACATCTTCATCACGATCTTGTCCACGGTCAGCGCATCGTCATCAGTCAGCGTTTCGAAGTATGGTTTCGCTTCTTCTGGAATCACATTCGACATACCTGGCGCTTGGCGGTACCAATCGCAGTTTGTGTGATTGTGCGACCAACTACCCCAAGCTCTGAGAATTTTGCGTGTTGTCGATAAGTCTCTCATGCGATCACCATCAGTCCTTTTTCGATTAGCTTTTCCTGAGTTTCTTCAATCCCGCGAAGCTTGTCTGCGGCGTATTGCTCACGGGCTTCTGAGTCAATTGCTGCGTGACAGTTCGAGCAGGCATAAACAACTAGATTGTCGCCGCACTTGATTCCCATCCCGCGACGTACACCGACGTGGGCCGCGACAGTCGTTTCAGGATTGAAATTGCAGATTCCGACAAGGCGAAGCGTGCAATCTTCGCCGCGGGCTGAGTTCATGATTTTTCGGCTTCTAGCCAGAGTCATCGGTCTACTCCTTACTGTATCCGCAAGATTTCAATAAAAACCGACCAAGTTTGGTTTTATTGGTCCAGCCAATGTCGCCGTAGAGAACGTATCGAAATGGCGCCAGCACGAAAGTGAGTGGGAAAGCCCATAAATGATTAATTCTATGAATAACCTTTTCTTCTGGCGGGTCCAATAGGTATAAATCCAATTCTGTATCTGGTGTATTTTCCCAATTACCAAAAAGGTATTGTATGACTTCTTTTTTTGTCAGTTCTCTACCTATGCTTGATTCATAGCTTTCGATGTCTTCATTGATTTTTCTATGGAAACCAAATTGGCGATTTCTTTTCATTGATTTTTTTAAAATGCTCATAACAACCTCAAAACCCCATCAGTTGATTAACGGCATTCTCAAGCTGGCGCTTGTCTTCAAATACCGTGCTCAATACCTTGTTCCAGATAACATCCAGAACGCGCGAATAGACTTGCTCAAACTCGTTGTCGTCCATGCTGGCAAAGCTGATTGATTTCGCTTTGACCTTCACGGAGCCGTCGATGTTATAGGTAACATCCATAAAACCAGCCAAGATGGTGATCTGCTCACGGAATACGTCGAAGCTCTTCACGGCCTTAAAGCCTTTCCATTGCGCTTCTGGCGGTTCAAAGTATTCAAACCCTATACCCATCAAGGCAAAAAACTTTTTGTGGAATTTCCAGTTTCTCTTTTTGGTAAATTGGCATTCAACCACAGATCCGAGTGGAATCTTTTTCATCAGATCTACGTCGTCGGTACATAGAGGCTTAAACCCAGACACGTCTTTAACCAGCTTAATCAGCGCCATGCAGCCTCCAACCTTTGTGATGTGGAGCCTTGCCGTTTGAAACCATGCTCATTGCGCTGGTTGTCAAACCGTTTTCACGGCAAAAATCCCTCATGTTGTATATCTCAACGATTTCGCCATTTGGAGAAATAAACTTGTATGACCTTGCATGAGCGAATGAGTTATTCTCATGGAGAGAAACAAGCATACAAGTATCCGGTGAATAAACTCGGTTGCCGGGGAATCGAATATCTTTATCTACCTGATACTCTTTACCATCAGAAGGATGGTTTTCCTTGAACCATTCAGCGAAATTCTGAAAGTTATGCCACTCATCGCAAACGGAACACCCTCTGTATGATGGCTTTTTATCCAAGTACTTTTCGTCGTAACAACGCTGAATCATTGAATGCCATCTTCGATATTCAAGTGAATCTTTGTTGTTCTCCGATGCCTTGTGTGGGCCATCACCCAAAAAGCCAACTCCGTGAACATTTGGCTTGAGCTTATCCTTAACTTGGCCTCTTCCTATCTGATATGTGGTTGTGTTTGTGATGAAACCAGTTGCGGTAAACTGTACTGTTACGCAGGAAGATGATTTGTAATCAATTACGATGAATTCGCCATAATTATTACTAACGAACGTCTTACCCAAGTATTTACTTTCCATTGCGCACCCCCAATCCAATGAAGCCAAACCAACTCGCACTGCGAGAGTCCTCGTTGCTTGGCCCTGCCCATCCGGTTGCTTTCTCAAATAGAGACTTTTCAGCCTGAGATTTCCAAGCGCTGCTTATGCGGTGCCGAGTGTATCCAATCCCAAGATGGTCAAGCATGCGCTCTAATTCCTGCTGAGCTTGCTGAACCATGCCGATAGAGCGGTTTACTGCCGTCGCCGCCTTCGCGTTCTTCACGCCGCTTTTGGCAAACCGTGCATTGTTTCCACACACGTTCTCGATATGCGCGTGAACATGGCCGTCCTTCTTCATTCCGATAAGCAGATCCATGAAGTTCATCAGCGTCATAGACTTGCAGTGGATGAGCTTTCCGTTTTTGTAAACGGCAATGCCTGATTTGTTGGAGTCCGGATCAATTCCGATGGTGTAGTTATTCATAGCTCGTCATCCTCCGCATCATCGCGCTTTGATTCACCGGAAATGACGTAAAGCGCATAGGCCACCACGCAAGCAATCACATAGGCTGTAATTGCCTTGTATTCGCCCGAGATATCCAGCTTGTTAACGAAGGCACCGATCGTCATAACAAAGATCGTGAACGTGAAAAACAGGGATAGGGTTTTAATTTTGCTCATGCTGTCACCCCAACTTTTTCAGCGACTTCTTTCACCGGAGTGAATGGAACCAGGCTGTAACGATGTACCTGCTTGCCGTTCTCCATCGTCAACTTGCGATTCTTGATCAGGCCGTGAACGACTGGGCTAACTTCACGAAGGCGCGCACTGATCGCCGCTTGTGTATCTCGGTGCGGGAACTTCGCCCAAATGCGTGATTCGATTTCGCGCAGGGTTAGCGCTTTCTCTGAATTGGTCAGGACGTAAATCACACGGCCAAGCTGCGTGCTGTAGTTGATGCGATCCTGATAATGACTGACTTTCCATTGCTCGATGTTCATAGCGCACCTACCAGTTAATCGGTTCGAAACGGATGATTTCGCCATCTTCACCGCGAACAACGAGCAGTTTGATGTCGTAATCTGAATTCTTATCCAAGCACTTGGCGATCACTTGGCGGTTGATGCCCGTCATGCGAGAAGCTTTCGACTGATTGCCGTAGTAGAACGGCATAGCTTCGCTCATTGTCGTGACTTCGATGCTTTTGGTTTGGATGATTGGTTTACTCATTGGTCACCGCCTTGCGGTAGCCAGTTTTGTCTACGATTTCTAGCCATTTTTTACATGCAGATAAACACTTAAATGCTTCAAGTGAATAGTTATCAAAATCTCCATCAAGTCCGATCCACAAACAATGGAGATAATAAGCCGATTCCAACCGCTCTCGCTCATTGCGTTCTGCTTCTGTTTCTGGTTTGCGGATACAGTCAGAATTAATTGGCCAGTAACCATCCTCATTCAGAATTACATGCACACCTGTGAACTTATCAAAGCAAATGTACGTTCCTTTGAATTTATTTCTAAACTCAGGCGTGTTGTCATATTCAACACAATCGCCATTCTTCCATTCGGCACCATCAGTGATAGGATTTTTAACACCAACCGTCATGTAGTGGTCAATGGTTACTCCGGATGACTGATGCGTGCAGCCGTAGGATTTAATCTCTGAGTTAGAAACGCCGACCTCTTTCAGTTGCTGATATTGGCCTTGCGTCAGTTCAATTCGAATAGTTTCTTTCATTGGTCGTTACCTCTTTGCATGTCACAAACTTTCTCAGCAATCATTCTGTGCTGCTGAATAGCCTGCTGCTTTAGCTCATCAGTTGGCTGAACTGGAACAACGTATGCCGCATCAACGATTGGAATGGCGATCCGGTTATAGTCAAGCTGGCGAAGGAACTCGGCTTTCTCAATGCCAAGTTGACGAACCTGCATTGCGAGTTCTGACATAGTAACAAACTCGTTGCAAGTTATTGCGCTTGCTCCCGGTGACAACATTACCGCAATAGTAAGAATCAGTTTTTTCATTGGTCGTTACCCCTATTCTGGAAATACTTGATTAATGGAAAGCTTCTCGTCTTCCGGTAGATGGTCGTTAAACACTGACAGGATGGTTTGCTTCATCTTGTCGTTGATGGATTTATTTCCAAGCTCGTAGTGGCAAACCATGACTTGGCTCATGGCGCGCCCGAGCTTCTTCCCGATTTTTTGCGCGAGTTCAACTTGGGTCATGCCAAGGTATCCGCGATAGTTTTTGATCTTGTTCTTTGCTGGCTTCATGTAAGCTCCTTTCTCTAATGGTTATATTTTATCACTTGAATCTGATAACGCAAGCTTTCAATCTCGTCATGGCACAGAATTTTACCATCGATACTGTTCGTTAAAATTGCTTGCTCCATGCGCATAGTTAAGTCATAATATGCTCTACAACAAACCGGAGGTAACATGAAAAAAATCGAAGTGTTATACAGCGACTCACAGCAATTAAAGCTACTTGATTTGATGGATGCTATCGGGTGCAACAAGACAGATTTAGCCCGGGCGGCAATGTATCTTGGCATGAACCAGATTCAAGAACTTGCGGCTCGCAACCATGTATCAGCACAGGAGCTTGTTGCTGTTACAGCATTCAAAGCTAAGCAGTAGGTGAGCTATGGCCGATTTCTGGATAAAAATCGAAAAAGGAACGCCAGACAAGCCGGAAATTTTAGAAATAGCCGGAATGCTTGGCATTGACGATCCTGACGCTGTGGTTGGGAAAATGGTTCGCGTTTGGTCTTGGTTCGACTCTAATTCCGAAAATGGTCACGCACCAAGCGTGACAAAAATACTACTAGATAGACTAACTGGTGTGACTGGATTCACTGATGCGATGGTTTCTGTTGGCTGGCTTGAAATTGTTGATGATGGATACTCCGTTCCTAATTTTGATCGCCATTTAGGAAAAGGCGCTAAAAAACGTGGACTTGACGCAGAAAGAAAGAGGAAGTCACGCTCATCATCACAAGAATGTCACGCAACAAGCGTGACAGAAATAGGACTAGATAAGAGAGAGAGTAGAGAGAGAGTAGATATAGTAGATACTACGTCGAACTCTACGAAGTCCGACCGCATGGATTACTCGGCAGTGCAAGAGATCTGGAACCGCTGTCTAACCAAAGCATCATCAATCACCGTCATGACAGACAAGCGCAGGCGCATTGTTAAGCGGCTGTTCTCGCAGTTCGAAATGGACTTGGTTAAATGGGAGAATTACCTGAAATTCATCAATAGCTCCGATCGGTGCGCGTGGATGTTTGAGGAAAGAGATCGAGGCAACGGGCAGAAGTGGCAACCAAAAGGATTTGAGTACATTGCCACGGAAGATTGTTACTTGAAGGTTAAGGAGCAGTATTAGTGGATTATTTTAATTACGAGCGAGAATTACTTGTATCGCTCATGACTGGTGGCGCCACTCCAGACGCAATCGAAGTAATGGGAAAAATTCGCGATGAAATGCTAACTGGTGTATTTCGTCAGATGTACAAATCTGTGCTTTTCCTATACTCGAAAGGATCTTTATTCGGCCCGCTTGAAGTTGCTGAGCAGTGCAATATGGATTATCTAGACCTGATTACCATGTGTAAAAACAGCGCTGGGTCTGCATCAAACATCAAGGCATATGCAAAACGTGTTCGGCAAGGGTACTTGCTGTCGAAGGCAGAAAGCTCATTGCAGGAAATTTTGACAGACATCAAGGAGTGTGACCACGAATCAAAGATAGGAGCGATAGCTGAGCGGCTTGAGGAAGCTGTGAAAGGGATGGTTATTGAAACCGACGACAAAATGCCGAGATCTGCTTCGGATATTCTTGAGCAATATATTGAGATTGTCGATCAGCGATGTCGCGGAGCAGAAGAACAACGACGATTAAAAGTTGGAATTGCCTCTATCGACAAGATAACACAGGGCTTCAATCTAATTGATCTGATTATCATGGCTGGGGCGCCCGGCATGGGTAAAACAGAATTGATGACTTCGATAATAAACGGAAGTTCGAGCTCAAGTGGAGGCCCACTTGTTTTCTCAATGGAGATGGACGAATACCAAATTATTGAGCGGTCGATCGCTATAGAGTCTGGACTACCTATTAGTTGCGCGCGCAGCCCGATTGGGATGCAAGATCATGAGTGGGCAAAATTCAGCGAGGCAATGGGACGAGTCAAAGAAAAAAAATTCTACGTTCTTGATCAGGCAGATCTAAGCGTGTCGGATATATGTTCTAAGGCGAGGGAGCATAAAACAAGGCACCCTGAGACAAACTTGATATGCATTGACTATGTTGGGCTTATCAAGCTTCAAAAAGCCGAACGTCATGATATTGCTCTTGGGGAGGTTTCCCGCAGACTAAAAAGCCTTGCAAAAGAGCTAAAAACCCCAGTACTGCTTCTCGCGCAGATCACAACAAAAAACGTAGAGGCAAGGACAAACAAAAGGCCACTTCCAAGCGATATAAAGGACTCAAGCCGACTGCAAGACGACGCCGACTGGATAATTTTTCCATATCGCGATGAGCAGTACCATGAAGATTCAACAATGAAAGGTGTTGCAGAAATCATATTTGCTAAGGCCCGCCACGGTTCAAAAGGAACTGCTTACATGGGGTGGGTTAACGGTCACTTTACTGAAATTGATGAACGTGAGGCAGCCCAAATGGCCCACCAGAATGAAGTTCAAAGTCAGGATAAGAAGAAATCAAGCAAACAATTCTAGAAGGTAACGACCATGGCAACAATAACGACCGAAATTATCCCAAAGCACATCAACAAGAAACAACGCGCCCGCCTGATCAACATGCAGCGCCAGAAGATAATGCGTCAGTTGCGCGATATTCGCTTCGTGTTCGAGTGTCAGACAATGAAAGTGGTAACGCCATACAACTCGAAGCTTGAGAAAGTCGGCATGACCAAGGCGTTTGTGGAGGCTTTAAACGCTACGCCGATAAAATGGCGCGTTAACTGCTACATCCTGGCGAGGGAATCGAACGGCAAGAACAAGCTGATCGATTTTGAGGTTCTGATTGAAACGCCATGCCGCCATGGTGAAATCGCAGAGATGATTGCCGATGCGCTGTATGCAGAAGTGGAAGACTTCCGTACTAAGCCATACGCGAAAACTTTCATTACCGCGGCATGGATAGCGCACCACATCGACACTGAAACATCGATTGATGATGCGTACAAAATCTTCGAAAGCGTTGGCGCATGGGGATTGCCAAGTGATGCGGAAGAAGAATTTAAAAATAATTAAAAATAACCCTTGCGCTTTCAGAATTGGTTATATAGTATAACTACATCAACACGAAACACCGCTCTTTAACAACACGAACCATGAACGACTACCCGACTTGTCGGCTAGGTCACTCCGAGTAAACCAGTGACGGAGGACAGAAATTCACTGAAACAGACCTTATTCACCGCTACGGCGACCGGGCAACGCAACCTATAGATAATGGAAGCGCGCTTGCTGGATGGCTTAACCGAGAGAATGACCCGATAAGTGAATAAGCCCCGCCAGTCTCGGCGGCATGGTAGAGACAAGGCTCTGGAAACAGAGCCAATTTGAAACGCCTTTGGCTACCCATAGAGCTGATTGACCTCTTGTAATAACGGTCAGAGGCGTTTCAAGTTGAACGGGTGCTTTAGTGAGTGGCTGACAAAATTACTTATCAACAGGTTCTTTTGAAATAGGCGGTCACTCTCTAAAGCATCTGGACATGCTTGCAATCAAAGACGGTATCTGTGTAGCCATGGTAAGCCGCGCCAGTCTACTCCACCAGACTGGAAGCTGAATGCCTAAGTCATTATCCATTGCGCTTAGGCCGTAGAAGAGACAGTGAAAATGCTACGGAATGAGCAGGGCCTCCTTACCTGTGACCATTATGACAATTGGAAAGACAATCGAATGACTGCCGTAAGTAGTCATTTTGAAAGCGGTCTGGCAAGCGCAAGACCTTTAATCTTGAATGCTGAGGATAAAGCGGATTGGCTTTAGTGTCCCGCTCCTTGGTTTCATGAAGCCATCAGACTGCTTTCAAAATACGCCCCGTAAACCAGCACCGACCTTCTAAGTCGGTACGTAAAAAGCTGGAAGGACGTGAGAGGTTCGATTCCTCTACGGGGTGCCACATTCGGGTAACGACCAAACCACCCCGCCACTGTGCGGGGTTTATTTCACCAGATAGAAGGTAACGACAATGAGTCAATGTAATTGCTTTGATGAGATGCTTGAAAAAGTAGAAGCAGCAGTAAAGGAACAGATGCAAGACACACCGATGGTTGACAGATCTCTTAAAGTTGACTGGCAAAATCGCGTGTTCTTTCTTGATGGGAAACCATCTGCACCAGTAGCGCTCTACGTGAACACAGAATATCGACCGCTTAAAAAGAATGGCGAGCCAGCAAAGAACGTAAAGCACATGCAAAACAGCTTCAAAATGTCTCACTGCCCTTTCTGTGGCAATAAATACGATAGCGAAGAAACCAAAAACCCCGCATAAGCGGGGTTATCGGGGAGGCGGTAACGACCAAGAAACAACCTCCGAGAGGTAACGACCAATGAACACTCACGTTCACCAGCCAGCAAGCCGCGACCAAACGGCTTACTCATCGAAAGGATACATCAGATGAATATTCTTAGTCTAGTTCCAGAAAGCGAAGAATCCGCATTTAACGCTTACATCGACAACGGTGTAATCCGCATCAAATCAAACCGTGAGTTCTGCGGCCTGACGATCACCAAGTTCGTTGACTGGATGTTTGAGCAGGACACGCCCCATCGCATGGTTGTTGGCCTCGTTCGCGAAATCATGGCAACCGACTTCACCAAGCAAATGAGCAGTCACAACCTGCTTAAGCTCGAAAAGTTTCAAGAAGACTTCAACGAGCTGCTTGAAAAGTACATCAAAGAAAACTGGAAGGCAGTCGCCGAAGGATACCGCGAGCAAAAGAAGCACATCGCGGTAGATCGCACTATCGACCAATTTTAACTACTGAAAATCTCAAACTACTGAGGTAGCTACCATGAAACAGGAAAATATGTCAATTTGGGATCGCAATAAAACTATTGAACAGCGATTCACTAAGCAAGCCAACGTAGGCGGAATGAAGATTACCTCATTCTCTTTGCAGTCTGTCGTCATGATGGCAACAAAAGAGTTTGGGCCAATCGGTAAAGGCTGGGGCTACGAGGTTACCGACGAGCGCTTTGATGAAGGCCGAATCATTCAGGACGCTGTAACTCACGAGAATGGTGACAAGCAACCTCAAATCAAAGAGATCACTCACACGCTCATTATCCGACTGTGGTACATGCTGGGTGATGAGAAAGTTGAATGCCCTGTTCAAGCCGGTCATACGCCGTACCTTAGCAAGACAAAGTACGGACCAAGCCACGATAACGAGTATTACAAAAAGACGCTTGCCGATGCGATCAAAAAGTCGCTGTCAATGCTTGGGTTTGGTGCCGATATCTTCCTCGGCCTGATGGACGACCAGCATTATCTGCAAATTCAAGAGAGCGAACGCAATCTGAAAGAACAAAGCGAGCTGCCAAAACGCATCGAAGATTTCGGCGTCAAGGTCCGCGATTTTGCTGATATGTACAAGTCAACGACGATGGCCCATTCAATCAAGGCTATGCATGACAGCCATAAAGCTCAAATTAACTCCGAGTGCCGCAAGCTCGGAATTGATCCTAACAAGTTCTTAGATCACTGCCTTAAAGCGTATCAGGCGAGAATCGAGGAACTTAAATCACCGAAGAAACAAGGGTAACGACCATGGAACTATTAGACCAAATCACGCAGGAAGTCACGCAAGGTAAGGTGACCAAGTACAACGACATCGACGCTCGACTTGCAGAGCTTCGTGCTACATACGGTTCGGAAGTTCCAGACGCTAGCACTAAAGATGGATATCAGCGTGCAAAAGACATTTCTAAGGAAATGACAACTCTGAGAACTTCCCTTGAGTCTCGCAGAAAAGATTTTAAAGCGCCGGTTCTTGCTTTCGGAAAAATGATTGACTCAGAGGCTAAGCGTTTAACTTCTGAGATCTTAGCAATCGAAGAGCCATTCAAAGCGGCTTATCGCGCTGTTGATGAAGAGAAGAAGCGAGTTAAAGAAGAGATTGAGGCGCGATTCTCGTGGATTAGCGGCCTGGTGGCTTCAGCTAAGGAGTCTGACTCGTCATCAATCGAAAAGATGATCGAAGGCCTAGCAGAGTACGACGTATCGAAGGAAACATTCGGTCGCCGTGTTGACGAAGCAGCTCAGCTAGTTGCTTCAACTCTAGAGTCACTTACTCATGTTCACGTGAGCGTGCTTGAGAAAGAAGCGGAAGAGCGACGAATCGAAGCTGAGCGACTAGAGCTTGAAGCGCTTCGCCGCGAAAAAGAAGAGCGAGAGCGCGCTGAGCTTGAAGAGCAAAATCGAATCAAGCGCGAAGAAGATCTTCGTGTTGCCAGTGAAAAGGCAGCCGAGCAGGCCCGCAAAGAAGCAGAAGAAAAAGCGAAGCTTGAAGCCGAACGATATGAGCGAGAAAAAGCGGAAGCTGAACAGCGTGCAATTCAGGCAGAAAAAGCTCGCATCGCCGCTGAGCAAAAAGCAAAACGCGACGCAGAAGAAGCAGCGGAACGCGCGCGCCTCGCTGAGATTGAGCGACAAAAGCGTGAAGAGCAGGCCAAGCGTGAAGAGCAAGAACGCCTGGAAGCGAATAAACGCCACTGTGCAAAAATCCATAACGCCGCGGCATCTGCGATCGTTGAAAAAACCGGAATTTCAGAAGAGTTGGCAAAAAAAGTAATTACTATCATTGCTCAGAAGAAAGTGCCAAACATTCTGATTACGTACTAATCACAGGGGCTTCGGCCCCTCTTTAATAGGTAACGACCATGATTACAGCAAAAGAAGCCAAGGAGATCAGCGGGCCTGACTCATCAGATTACCTTGCGGAACTAGAGACAATTATTCGAGACGCTGCAAAAAACAAGTCGAAGAAAGTAACCATTCGGAAAAGCCCGTACGCATCATGGCTGTATAACGAGAAATCACTTTCTCAGGCTGAAAAGGAAGCCATCTCGCAGCTTAGAAAAAGCGGTTTTGAACTTAGCCTTTACTACAGCGAATCACAATTCGTCGATATGGGCCTCGTTATTTCTTGGGGTGACCAATGAGCAATGAAGACATTATCGCCAACCTGACCAAGAAGCTCAGCCAATCAGAAGGTGATAAAGCGGAACTCGTTTCCGCTCTCAAATCTCTGCTGAATGGCAACCTATCCCGCGATGCAATATCCAACGCGAGAAAAGTGCTGGAGAAGTACAGTCATGAATAAGAAAACCATCAATTTCACTGCTGACAAAGTGACTCACCAAGGCGTTGAAGTTTCGGCCGAAGGCGTACCAGTTGAGGACATCGTTAAGTCCATCAACGAATACGACGCCGCCGAGCATATGAATATCAATTTTCTTCTTGGCGCCATCGGGAAAGATTCGGTTATAGCTTGGCTGGAAGAGCAAGGCCATCAGGTAATTTAACGGGCGCATTCAGCGCCTTTTCTTTTTGAGGTAACGACGATGAAAAACAAACTTTCTGATTTAAATAATCACTTGTTTGCCCAGCTTGAACGACTTTCTGATGAAAGCACTAAAGGTGACGAACTAAAGGAAGAAATCGGACGAGCTAAGGCCATCAGCTCAATATCGAAAGATATCATCAATAACGCTTCTTTGGCCTTGGATGCTGCAAAATTTAAAACCGATTTCCGTGGCGCGCAAATACCGGAGCAACTCGAATGCAACGAAAAAGTGATTACTCCCCAGAAATGATAGCTTTTCTCGCTGAGCACTACCCAAAATCACCCGTAAAAGACTGGGTGGATAAATTCAATGAACAGTTTGGCACGAACAAAAGTAAGATTGCGCTGTCTGGCTCTTGCAAGCGATTCGGCATCAAGTCAGGGCGAACTGGTCATTTTGAAAAAGGATTAATTCCTCACAACAAAGGAAAGCCACATCCTCTGCGAGGTAAAGCCAAAGAAACAGCGTTTGGTGGCGTTCGCAGTAATAGACCGGATGATGAAAAGCCACTTGGTGCTACTCGCATTTGCAATAAGGACGGGTATTTACTGGTTAAAGTGAGAATGGGAACCAATGCATACGAGCTATCTCACAGAATTCTTTGGGAACAACATCATGGTGAAATTCCACCAAACCATGTGATTCGTTTTTACGACAATTCACCAGAAAAACTCGCAAATCCAACCATAGACAACCTGTTCATGGTAAGTCGTCCTGTTCATTGCCGGCTAACTCAAATGAAGCTATCTGATATTCCAATGGAACATAAGGAAACAATGATCCTCATTGCAAAGATAGAGCAGCAGATACAGGACAAGAGCGGAAAGCAGAATAGAGGTAACGACCAATGACCATGACTAACGAAGAAATCGCCAATGCGGTTGATGGCGTGATGGCTCTGCGTCCGAAATCTGGCGAGATTGTTTCAGCATCGGATCGCCGCCGGATTGATGTTGCAAGACGCCGACGCCAGGCAGAAAACGCAATCGAAGATTCAAAGCTTGAGCGCGGCGAACTCGAAACGCATCCGGTTCATTACTTCCACAATACTGACGCAACGAAAGGCGGAAGAAAGAATCCGCAATTCAATCAGCGCGGGAGGGAGTGAGCATGATTGTTGACATCTTCAACACGGATAGAAAGTACTCCGTAATTTACTGTGACCCTGCATGGCAATTCAAAAGCTCAAAAACTGGCGGCAAGCTCAATTCAGGCGCGGCTCAGAAATACACGGTAACGTCATTGAAAGACATGATGCGATTGCCGGTTGAAGACCTTGCTGCGGAAGATTGCTTGTTGGTCATGTGGTACGTAGGCGCAATGCCAAGAGAAGCGATTGAGCTATGCGAATTTTGGGGTTTCAAACTACTCAACATGAACGGCTTTGTCTGGGATAAGGAAACTAAGACATGCAAGGATCACTTCGGTATGGGTTACGCAACCAGAGCATCGACTGAGTCGGCGCTAATCGGCTATCGCGGAAAGCTGAGCAACATCATTCAAGACCGCTCAGTTCGTTCAAAAGTTCGCGCCAAGGTTGGGCGACATAGCGAGAAGCCGAACGAGATCCGCGAAGCAATCGTGAAGATGTGCGGCGACGTTCCGCGCATTGAGTTGTTTTCTCGCGAGCAATTTCCCGGGTGGGATGCGTGGGGAAATGAGCTGGAAATGATGAATAAGCAGGTGACGGCATGAAAGTAAAACCAATGATCTTCAACACCGAAATGGTGAAAGCGCTGCTAGACGGACGAAAGACGGTTACGCGCCGACCAATGAAAAAGCAACCTGAGAATAGTGGTCAGGGTTTCGACTGGTGGCCTAGCGACTACCACGAATCAATGCTGAGAGTTAGCGATATCGACTCTGTTGAATGTGAGCACAAAAGACAGTTTTTGAAAGACTGCATTTCCGAAGCTTCACCTTTCGGTGGCGTAGGCGATCTGCTTTATGTGCGCGAGACGTTCCGACTATACAACAATTCCGATGAATGCGGATGCTCAGACCATTGCAGCTGCCCGCCGACGGGAACGCCGCTCTACTTTTCTACTCATAACGACGGTGAGAGTAAATGGAAGCCATCAATCCACATGCCACGCAGCATCAGCCGAATCACACTCAAAGTTACCGATGTTCGCATCGAGAAGCTAAACGACCTGCGCAAGAGTGACGAGCAGGTCAAGAAAGAAGGCTTTGAGAACTGGCCGCAATTTAAGTATGTATGGGAAAGCATCTACGGCCAAAGCAAGCCTAACGATTACGTGTGGGTTATTGAGTTCGAAGTGATTCACCAGAACGTCGATAAGTACCTCTCTTCATTGCCTCTACAGGAGTGATAGCCATGACCAAAAAACAAGTTGCGTGGACGGTAACTGACGATTTCACACCAAAAGCATGTGTAGTTTTTCATCACCACGGACTAGCCGCGCGCCGCATTGGTGCCAGCGAACTTGGTGAAGATTTCGAAGATCTCGAATGCAAACGCTCGCCAGAATTCGACCACTTCGCGGAAGCTGGAAAGGTTCCAACTAAGGCGCTATTAGATGCTGACTGGTGGTTTGAATGCCACCATTGCGGAAAGCGTATTCCAGATGAAGATTTTCGACCAATGGAAAATCTCGTTATTGATGGCGATCGCGTGTACTGCAATGAAAAGTGCAAGTGCGGACACGACAAAGAAGTTTCTGACCGGAACCATAAATTCGAGCTATTCAAGGACAAAGTAAAAGCCTTGCGACCTGATTTGGAATTTACCGAGTTTCAGGGCGGTCATCCTTGGATAACGAACGTAGCGAAATTCACCTTTCCTGGTGCCAAATACGGTGGAAGCGCAAGAGATCATAAAGGCGATGGAAACATTGAATTCTTTATTGCTGGTGGCGATATGGATGCTTGGGACCAATACGAAGATCAAAGAAAAGGCAAGACGCTATGAAAACAACAGAAGTAATAACGCCAAATGGACCAATCCTCGTCCCTTCCGTGGAAGTTGAAGGTTGCTCCGGACTTGCAGTTACAAGTTGTGTATTTGGGCTGTTCGAAGTCACGCATGTCAAATCAGGACGGAGAATCATTGGCGGGTATGAAAGAGCTGTTAACGCTATGTGCACAATGATTGAAATCTATCTTGGCATGAAAGAGTCGGAGATTGATCCGACATTGGGGATGGAAGAGTTACAGCAGTCCATGATCAAGTCAGAAGTGAAATGCAAAATTCTCGGGAACATGACCGTCATGGAATACATCAACATCATCAAGCCAATAATGGGGTTTTCAGGCGAGTTCCCATGGGAAGGTGATGAAGGCAGTCCATTCACTCGCCTTGATGAGCTTAAAGCAATGTTGTTGGAGCGGTAACCATGACACAATACCAAGCACCACTATCAGACATGCGCGGCTGTAAGTCGCTGCATGCGTATGCGGTAATGCTGGAAAAGCAGAACAAGGTTTTAACCAAAGCATTGCTTGAAATCGAAAGCAGCCCATTTGATGTCGCTGGATTCCCTTCCGCTAAAGAAGTTGCTGGATGGATGAACGGACGAGCGACACAGGCTATTGCCGATGCAATTAAAATAGAGAGCGCGGCCAATGACCCTGATTAATATCCACTGGTTCCCCCGCGACAAGCTGATGAACCTGCTTTACCAAGGCAAGCTGTATCGCGGATCAATCGGAACCGTGAAAATAAAAAACGCGCTTGAATTGACAGGTCAAGTGATAAGGAAAAGCGTTTGGGTAAGTCCTGAACACGTTGGAATTGACATTTCCGGAGGGAGTGGTGAGTGATTTTTATACATCTGAACTATCAGTAAGCATAAAAAATGCTAAGCACGATCAAGAGGCGCTAGCCAATAAAAAGCGCTATGTCGAAATGGCAATAACGCACTGGAAGAAAGAACGCGACCATTCCCAAGTCGCGTTTTTTAATTCCGCCCTAAAACTAATCAACAAGTACTTAAAGTAGAGGTAACGACCAATGTTCCCAAAAAACATCATCATCTATCGCGTTAACCGCGACATCAAATTCGACCCTGCCACGCTTGAGCATCAGCTTGACGAATTCAAGCTAACGCCGTGCGGTAGTCAGGACAAGCAGAAGTTCGGCTGGGTATCGGCGCTTCCTGCTTGTGAAATGTTCACGCATGTGTGCGGTGACAGAATCCTAGTCCGCGCAGGCAAAGAGGAAAAGATACTTCCTACATCCTGCATCAAGAAACTGGTCAATGAGCGAATCGCAGTGATGGAAGCCGAAGAAGGCCGACCGCTCAAGAAACGCGAAAAGGACGACATTCGCGATGAAGTTGTCATGGATAAACTGCCTACTGCATTTGTTCGCGAATCGTTCACGAGCGTGATTATCTATCCTGAAAGTGGCTTTATCGTTGTCGATGCGTCCAGCCACAAAAAATCCGAAGATGTTCTTGCTCTGCTGCGTAAAACGATGGGTAGCCTTCCGGTGGTTCCGCTGATTCCTCAAGTGGCGGTTGAAACCACCCTCACAGAATGGGTGAAGTCTGGCGAAGTGCCTACCGGATACACCGTCGGCAATATCGCAGAACTGAAATCCATTCTTGACGATGGCGGCACGGTTAAGCTCAAAAACGAAGAGTTAACGTCTGATGCAGTCCACCAGCACATCGAAGAAAACAAGGCGATCACAGCGCTTGAGTTGAACTGGCAGGATCGAATCAATTTCGTACTGAAAGACTCCATGCAAATCGCGCGCGTATCGTTCTGTGACGAGCTTCTTGACCAAAACGAAGATATCCCACGAGAAGATCGCGCCGCGCGTCTGGATGCTGATTTCGCGCTTTCATCCGGTGAAGTACTGGCGTTTATCAATTCGCTTGTCGGTGTGCTCGGTGGCATTGGTTCGATCGATGATGAGATTGAGCAATCCGAACAGCGTTTGCACAAGAAAGATGCCGCTATGCTCGAACAGGCTATCGAGTTCGTTAAAGAAACCCGCCGCGCTACAGTTTCAGGGCTGCAACGCAAATTCAAGATCGGATACAACCAAGCGGCGAGATTCATGGATGCTATGGAATCGATGGGCGTGGTTTCAAAGCCAGGACACAATGGTGTTCGAGAAGTTCTGCAAATGTAACGACCACGGGCGCTGTATGCGCCCTTTGTTTTGAGGTAATGACCGATGAAAATGAGTGACTACTTTAGACTCCCTATATCAAACCGTTCGGTTAAGTTAATTCAGTTCAGTGAAACGATCGAATCTAAGAATGATGGTGTAAACAATTACGCTGCAATTCATGCAATTAACAACCATGACCGCCTAACCTCAGAGAATGCGCGGTTGCGGGAAGCATTGCGTAAGTCTTCAAATGCATTAGAGCGATTACTTGATGCTGATGAATCTGACAAGCCGAATGAATTAGTCAACGCAAGAAATCAAGCGCATTTTACGTCAATGTCCAATGAAGAACTACTAACCGAACTGGAGAAAGGTGATGAGCAATATTGACTTGCGAGTAGGCGAGGTGTTCGAAAGCGAACTGCATTATGAATCTGAGCCTTTCAACGATAAGTTTCGCTTCGTTATATTCCAAAACGGGAAGGCAGTCGCCGCGACATGGTTTGAAGATCAAGCAGAGGCAATTTGCATTGCTGTAAATCAGCATTCAAACCTAACCGCCATCACCAATGAGTTGGTTTCGGCCCTTGAGGGTCTAGTCAGTGAAGTTCATGGGAAATCAATGGTAGATGCATACATTGACCGAGTTGTATGCTCTCCCGAGATGGCTATTGCTGAAAAATTGCTATTAACCATCAATGAGCAGAAAGGCTCCAATTAAACAAATCAAACATAGGGCGCTTCGGCGTCCTTTTTTATCGGAGGCGAAATGGCAACCTACGTTTCACTCAAAGAATGGGCCCAAAGTAAATTTGGATACGTGCCTACTCCTGCAACGCTTTCACTGTACGCAAGAAACGGCCAGATATACCCTAAGCCCGTTAAGTTCGGCGGTCGGTGGCGAGTTGATCCAGAGGCTCAATTTCTGGAACTGCAACCGGCCAATCATGACACATCAAATCCATTACTGGGGAGGATCTTAAATGGCGGCTAGGCCAAGAAAGTATAAGCAGCATGTCGCAAACCTATACCAAAAAACAGACAAGCGGAACGGCAAGACCTATTTCACATACAAGCATCCGTTGACTGGGAAAATGATTGGCCTCGGGTGTGACAGAGATAAGGCATTTGAAGCAGCGAGACAGGCGAATATCTTGATCGCAGAACAGAAGCTTGAACAGCTCAACTTTGCAATTCAGCAGAACCCGAAAGCGGTTAAGGTTGTCGGCCTGTCAGCTAAGTCATGGGTTGCCCGGTACCAGAAAATTCAGCAGGAACGCGCAAAGGCTGGCGAGTTGACAGAATCGACGCTGAAAAACAAAAGCTACCTGGCGCAGATATTTGCGGATCGGTTCGGTAACCGCGGCATAAAGGACATATCGACCAAGGACATTGTTGACGTTATCGACGCTTACAAGTCCGAAGGTAAAACAGCGATGGCCGCGAATATCAAGAGCCTGTGGGTTGACATATACAAAGAGGCCCAGTACGCCGGAGAGGTCGAGCCGGGCTTTAACCCTGCCATTCACACGCGAAACATCAAACTCACGCCGCAGCGCCAACGAGTGAGCGAATCTGACTTGATTGAGCTGATGGATACCGACCTGTTCAAGTCGCGGCACTATCTGCGCATGGCGGTTAAGCTGGCCATAACAACGGGATTGCGCCGGGCTGACATTGCCGATCTGAAATTCAGTGACGTGAAAGGCGATCACCTGTTCGTATCGCTCAAAAAGTCAGTGGGCAAAACGAAGCTGGCCTTCCCTCTCACGCTGAAAAATCCGTTTCTTGGTCAGTCGCTGGAGGAAGTAATCAAGGAATGCCGATCAAGTCGGATATTATCAAAATATATGGTCCACTCATCGGAGAACGCCGGGCGCGCGAAACGTGGCGATCAGATATCGCTATCAACACTGAGTAAATCATTCATGGCTGCAAAGCGGGAGTTCAGCAAGTCAGTGGCTGAGTCGTCTTTCTCGTTTCATGAACTGCGGTCATTTGCAGAGCGAACCTATCGAGACGCTGGATACGATACCAAGGTGATACTGGGACACAAACACCAGGCGATGACCGACAAGTACAATGACGATCGATCGGATAGTTACACGTACATTGTTGCACCAAAGGCGGCGAATTGATGGAGAATTTTGGGGAAGTATTTTGGGGAGATTTTGGGGAAGAAAATAACCATTGTAAAAACAACCAGTTAAAATAAAGCCACCTTGACGGAATCAAGATGGCGTAAATTTACAATTTAACCATTTAAAACAATGAGTTAGATTTTAATTTATCAAGAAATTAAACATTAAGCCACCGACGTCTGATGCCAGTGATATCGGTGGCTTAATTTTAGTTTTTGGGAATAGCACGTACCAAGTTTCGAACATTTCACAGAGATACATGTTTTTATAGCTTTAAAACAACGAGTTATAAAAAGATGTGTTTTTGATTAGGGCATATTTAGGGCTATTTTAATGTTAGATTGATATCCTGGAAATCCCGAAACGATCTAAAACAGACTGCTCGATTTCCTCTTCAAATCTCCATACCGGCTCAATATAGCCATCATCACCCTCTTTTAATGAGTGATCATAATTGTCAGGATACGATGCATCGTCATGCCTTACAGATATTGTCGCCATTTCTACAACTCTATCTATGGATAAATCACTTCTTTCAAGATCATCACCAGTATTAATGATATTTACTTTACCTCGCATAAAACTCTCTCCAAGCTTTCGATTAAATTTTTACTATCGGCCCACTTGGCATGACCAAGCCAAGAAGCCAAAAATCTGCGCAATTTTTCTTTTTCGCCTCTTTTGGTATATCGCTTTATTTTTCTTTTCGCTGATAAAACAGACTGCCTCCTAAGCAACTTGTGTGTCGGCCAGATCCTATACCCGAGAAAGTTAACCCCGCGACTTACACTTGTAACTGACCATTTTGATAGCTTTAGCTTCATTTCTTGCAAGCAAAATGTCTCGAACCTATCTTTTAGTTCAAGAAGCTCCGATTTGCTTCGACCAAAAATGACAATGTCGTCCATATATCGAATGAAGTTCTTTTTCTTTGCTGTGTGCAATATCCATTCGTCTGCCATTGTTCCGTAAACATTCGCAAACAATTGACTGGTAAGATTACCAATTGGAATTCCGACCCCTTCCTTAGGAATAAACTTCTCGATAAGATCAAGAGACTCCTTGCAGGAAATTTTCGCTCTAATACGATTGTGAAGAACAGCTCTATCTATGTTGTAGAAATAGCCGCTAAAGTCAGTTTTTAACACCCACACATCACCAGACTTAAGTAGCCTTCGCATAATTGCTTGGCACTCTATAGCGCCAGCGTGCGCTCCCTTGCCAGTACGGCATCCATAACTTTGCTTGTAAAATGTAGATTCGAAGATTGGCTCAATAATGTTGTTTATTGCATGCTGCACCACCCTATCCTTAAATGGTAGTGCTGAAATAAGACGCCGCTTTGGCTCATAAATAAAAAACTCCTTTGGCTTGCCAGGTTGGTATCTTCCGTTAGCTATTAACTCGGAAAAGACCAATGAGTTTGACTCAAGGTAGTCCATGTAGATCATACCGCCGACACTGTTGGGATTTCCCTTTCTTGCCTTATTCGCCGCGTCCAATAGGTTGGTATAACTAGATATCTCTCCGATCAAGCGTTTGTATTTTTTGCCCATAATTATTACGTTCGGCTTTCCACTTCAGTACTCACCTACAATAAATCTCTCAATGTATTCGCCGAAGCAGGTTGATACAGCTGACCACATTAGTGGCCGTCAAGAGTGCCTTAACACATCTTGAGCGAGAATTTGGTCACAGACGCCGCGCGCACCGATGTTACCGTTCGAATTCCAAGGCTCATTGTTCCAGTTGGAACAGCGAGAGCCAGCAAAGCCAGAGTTCGTCCAGTTGCCGCCAAAAAGCGAAGCGAAGAATCTGTATCAACCTTATTGCTTATTTTGATTTGTTAATCCAAGAATTAAGCATAGAGCCGCACTCACTGATTCTTGTGAGAGCTACCGCATGCTGTCTTGGTGTAAATATCTTTTGTGCCGACTTGGTGGCAAAGCGGATCAGATACCTTAAATTTGCTAGACCTGCGTCGCACAAATACAGTTTTGATTTTTGCCCTGACTTGCCTGCTTTAATAAATAGATCAACTTGCTCAAACAAAGCGTTGATTATTTTATCCCTCAATACTGCATGCACCCTTGGTGCATTTTGCATAATTGGATATATGTAATTAACAACAGTGTCAAACTTCTTAATAATTTGCATTTGTTCACTACTTATTATCGCATCACGATATTGTCTACTCATGCTCGCTTCCGCTCGCTATACAAGTTGCAAGTGGTCACAGACGCCGCGCGCACCGATGCTACCGAACGAATTCCAAGGCTCACTGGTCCAGTAGGAACAGCGAGAGCCAGCAAAGCCAGAGCTCGTCCAGTTGCCGCCAAAAAGCGAAGCGCCAGCCCCAGCAGACCCTGCCACATAAACTTGACCTTCTCCGTTTGTATCCGCTGCATACCATGCATACCCAGAAGAACCGTTACCGCGATCCCAATTCTCTGCGCCCCACTGCCACATATGTCCAGATACCTGCTCGCAGCCAATGGTCGATCTTGCGCTTGCATCAAATGACGTTGTTACCGGGTCTGTCCCGACAGCATAACCAGCTGTCGCTCCCATAGCTAAAACAGAAAATTCAGAATAGTTTGGCAGCCTTTTCCCGTATGCGGATAAAACTTCAGACGCTACATACTGTGTAAAAGTTGAATATTGCGAAGTTCCATCCCCTCCCCAAGCTTGGGGAATAACAGGCGTTGAATCGCCGTCCGCGATAGTTGCGTTATATGCTGACGTCCCTAGCACATCTGGTGTTGCATTTAGAAGATAAATATCTGCCCAAAAACCTCCGATAGTTCTCGCCATACCCCTAGGATCGCTACAGCTTGGCTTATACTTCAAATCCCATACAGATCGAGAATTAATGAAAGCGTCTTGATAATGAAAACCGCCAATTCTCCTTGAGTTAGACTCAGTATATCCACTTGGCACAGTAAAATTATCAGATGCTATAAGCCCATCAGCTGTTGCATAAATGGCGTAATCTGTTCCAGAAATAAGTGACGGAAGCGAGACTGAGTCACTCGATGAAAACGATAATATAGATCCTCCAACGGCAACAATAATGTCAAACGCAGCGCTTATTGAGCTTGCCGATGCTAAAAATGCTGGTTCAGAACCAATAGACTTAAGAAACAAGTTTGGGTCCTGTGTTAGGCCACCTATGGCAGCATCCACCTCAGACTTGCTGTAAGTTTCTGTTTTTGAGTAGACGTCAGAAGAGTTCGCCTTTGATGATAGTGCTGTGTCTACTTCTGTTTTTGAGTAGACATCAGAAGAGTTCGCCTTTGATGATAGTGCTGTGTCTACTTCTGTTTTTGAGTAGACATCAGAAATGTCATCAGCAATAATAATGACATCACCTTGCTTGCCATTAACCGAATTAACCGCATCGGTATTATCAATTTTATACCAAACGTTGTTTTGCTTGTCCCAATATAAATTATCGCTAACTTTAACTTCAACGTCAGGCTGAACGCCATCTGACATAACGCCGGCAACTGATATTCGATACCAGTCAGTTCTTTCTTCAGGAGTGAGTGTTGGCGTTGGGAAGTTACCTGCAGATGCATCCCATGAGCCACGATCAATAACACCACTACTTGCAGTTAATGCAGCAGCTTCTGCGCGATCTGCATCATCACTAGCACTTTGAGCGTAGCCTGACGCTAACGCTGTATTAGTGGCTACTTCCTGACGGTCTGACTCTACTTCAGCCGCAGCTAATACAACAGTATCGGTGTTCGCTTGAACTAGCCCGGTATTAGTTTCAACTTCCTGACGAGCGTTTTCAACATCAGCGGCTGATGACACAACTGTGTTAGTGTTAGTTTGAACTGTTGCGGCATTTGCTTCTACTTCTGAACGTGCAGACTCTACCTGATCTCCGATTAATTCTATAGCTGCCTTATCAGAAGCAGTACTAGCCGCATATGCTGCAGACTCTTGATTACTTATTTCAGATGCTGCTGCACTGGCCGCTGCTTCCGCTGCAATAAGTTGAAGCTGGGTAATGAGTATCGGATCTGGCTCTTCATTCGACGTAGCAATCAACGTAATGATATCGATCGGGCTGGGCGACCCTTCACCAACAACTACCGTTCCAATATTGGTGAAGACCTGAGAGTCTTTGCTTTTCACTGCGATTAGGTGCTTACCATAAACTAGCTGAAAATCATAAACACCAGATGAGCTCAATACAGCGATGCTATCTGAGTTCTTTGTAGTCTGACCGTAGTTTATTTTCGAGATAATTCTAATCTCGGCATCAGACTCAACTCCTGTTATTGGGTCCTCAAGAACTCCGGTTACTTGGATTGATGGCATTCTTCTTTCTCCTCAATGCACTTTTCTTGACCGATAGAATGTTGTTCTAAGATTTTAAACAATCTCGCCTGCAGGCCAGCAATAAGCTCATTAGTCAGTCTATTCCCGGCATTTGCCAGCAAAGATTCTGTTATCTCTTGTTGTGGGGTTTTCATGTTATTCCTTATAAGTAATAACAACTCCCGCATAGGCGGTCATGGTTATCGAATCAACGGACTCATTTTTCCTAAGCCTTAGCTGTATGGTGTTAGTAGTGTTTGCTGGAAGTACAACAGACCACTTAGGAGAGGAAAAGAAACCAACTACGCCGCCAAACTCAACAGTTTTAATCACGGCCCCATTAAGAATGAAATCAGCATAAGCTAGAGTTCCAGCCAAAACCTCACCCCAAACAACAGTCCTGGCGTAAGTAGCTGGTGGTATTGTTATTGAGTAGGCCGTAATTGTTGATGCGGTCGCATATGCTGTCTCATACCTATAAGCCTTTACCACATCACCGATAAGATCCTCTACATACAATTGCCCCCTGAAAACTCCATTATTGAATTCAACGGTTCCATCCTTTTTAATCTGCCAACCCACAGATCCAGAAACAAAGTTTGTTGATTCTAGAGTGTCGCTAATCTTCGCAAAATCAATCGTGGCGTCACCGATAATTGCCGCATTCAAAATAGCAGTATCATTGACTGTATCGAAAATAAACGGTGCGTGAATTTCTCCATCAATAGTGTTAAGAAATCCAACCGTGTCGGCCATAACAAGAAACTCAGACCTAGTCGTACCGTCTGCACCAATTGATGCCCCAAGGCCAACACCAGCCTGAACTACCTTCCCGTCAGATCTTACCTCTGTTTTCACCTGCCAGTTAGCGGTCAGTCCGTTATTAAGATCATTAACGATGGTGGTTAGCTCTTCGACCGCCGCGGCGGCTTCAGATCCAGCCGTTATCTGGTCGGCAAGACTTTGCGCCAATTCGCTTTCGCTGATCTGACCTTGAAGATAATCAAGGATGTCGCTGGCGCTTTCTGATGACTTGCCGTAGGTTCCTGCGCCGGTAGACAGCGGCGTCCACTCGCCAGCAAGCCCATTTTTGTCAATCAGCCGAGCCCAAAACCACATTTCAGTTCCATAACCTAGGCCATTAACGGTAAATGTTGTTGCCGGGTAAGCTGCGAATGTCAGAGGATAGCTGGCCGAAAAATCATTGTTAAGACTGGCTCGGATTTCCACCTGGCTAATGATGTTTGCTGCATCTGGATAAGACCATTCCAGCGTAATAGCCATCACTTGGCCAGTAGCAGTGAAATTAACAAGCACTGGTGGAGCACCGATAACTCCATCAAGCTGAGTCGCAGACGAGTAGGCCCACAACGATGGCACATCGAGCGAGTTAATCGCTCGAACCCTTACAATGTACTCACCGGCAAAGATGTCGCTCAATTGAATTGTGCGCGTACCGGTGCGAGCAACTGACACCCAATCTCCGTTGTCACGCCTCCATTGCACATCATACTGCACCGCATACTCGGGAGCGTCCCAAGTAATCTCTGCATTCTGGCGCGTGGTTCCCTGCTTGAATGTGTTGAATTGCGCGATCTGAATGTTGGTCGGCGCATTTTGCGTTCTTGGCGGCACGACGGATACCGTCAGCGGGTCGAGTCTCACGCCATTATCAATCGCCGCAAACTTACCAGGGTGGTGAAATACGCAGTTGACATCATATTGAATGCCATCAGATTCAGACACGGAAATAACGCGAGCTTGTTGCGTAACCAAGTCATCGGCGTCTATCGACCAAACTGACTGCTTTGACGGTTCAGAAGAGAAATCCGAATCGACGGTTATTTTTCTCCCATCAATGCCAGAAACAAGCCTTGACTCATTGGCGCCTGAAGGAAGGTTGACGTTAATCGTGTCGCCAATCTTGGCAGGGTGATCCCGATCGGTGACGATGAAGTTTGCACCGGATTGGCTAATTCGCCCTCCGATATGCCTGCCAGCGCGGTTTCTGTCGGCAATTTTAATGATAGAGCCCGGCTGTGGAATAATACCATCAAGGCCGACACTAAACGCGACAGTGCCAGTTTCCATTCTTGACGTATAGAGAAGATAAAGCCCGATTCGCTGCGCTTGGCCTCGTGACGTACAACCAAAAGCGATGACTTCCGTTTTACGGATTCCATACCTGGCGATCCCGTCTGAATCTTCAACAACTTCAACTTTTGACTTGTAGAAGTTAGACGGATCATTCCACGATACGAGCGCAACCGTTTTGCGTGTTTTTAAATCGGTTCCGGCATATTCGAATTTTCCGTCAATGACGTTGGCGTTTGCGTAGTTGTAAATCGGATCGCTTGGCATGTCAGCCACTGGAACTACTTGGCTATCAGACCAGTAAGCCATTCCACGGAATACGCTGGACAAGTCGTTAAGGACGCGGAGCGCGTCTTGTGCCGACTGAATGTAGCAGTTGCAGACAAACCTTGGCTCTAGACCGCCTTGTCCATCATCGACCATCTGATCGCAATACGCACCAATTTGGTATAGAGCATAACGATCGACTGATGCAGCATTGATATACTCGCCAAGACCAAAAAGCGTATTGGTAAGCATGTCGTAAAAAACCCAAGCAGGGTTATTGCTGTACGCGTTTTTGAATGTACCATCCCACACGCCGGAATAGGTGCGCGTCTCAGGGTCGTAATTTGAAGGAACGCGAATAATGCGTCCTTTCCAGTGGTACGCTCTGGTCGGAATGCTTTGAAATTGTTCCGCATCAATCTTTACACCGATCATCGCCGTCATTGGATGGCGAAACTTTCCGTCGATGACTTCCGCATACGAATCAAGATAGATTGCGTCCTGTATTGTGGTGCCGGTTGATTCTGCCGTAATCCGTCGCACTCTTACTGTCCAGAATGAATTCCCGGAAGGTAGCTCAATACGGTGAGTTCGCGTGTAACCGTTCACCGTCTTGCCGTTAAAGCTGGTGGTGATCACGTTTTCAAACGCACCGCCACCGCTTGAAATATCAATGGCGTATTCAACTTTGTACCCAACGCGGTCACCGGCATTGTCACCAGAGTCATACGTTTGCAGCAATTGAGGTACGTTGATGCTTACGCGGACTGCGGAAAGCTCAGAGCCGTTGATCTGCTGAGTCCACGGCGTTGACGTGGTTATTTCCGTACCAACGGATATCACGCTGACAGACGCGGGGAATCCTGCGATGTGCTCTTGGTCGATTGTCCCCACGCGGTAATCTGACTCAACGCTCTGAAAGTTCAGTGACCCATCTTCGTTTTGGATTGGTGTTCCATCGAGATAGATATCACGAAGTGGCTGACTTGGATGCGCAGGGCCATAAACTTCACCATTGGAAATCACATCGAGAATAGCCGCGTAAGAAATATTGTGCAGGCTGTCTGGAGTTTCAACTGGCGTGCGAGAGCTTCCACCAGACTTGCCGCCGCCACCAGAGCCGAAAACCTTAAAGCCGCCTTTTCTTGGTTCTGTTTTTATCATTGCTGAGCCTCAGAATACATGTCGCCAGAAACGGTTACTGAGCCAGTAATTAGCTCGCCATATAGCACCGGGATGGGGTTGCCCTGCGCCGTGACGTTCACTGGTCCGTTGAAGTTGTATGATGCGCCGTTGTCTGCTGATTCTGTGCCTGTGTTTCCGTCAGGCACTTTGACCATGTACTGCACTGCACCGCCGACCGCAAGAGCCAAGCCGGGCGCAAATAGTGGTGGATACCAAATTGATGCAACCATGAGCGCGACACCAGCAATAACCTGAAAGCCTCGCCCTGATCCGGAAATAATCGGGGCGATTCGAATATCTTTGCCGCCGGCAGGCGCATCCAAGCATTCTTCGGTGATATTTTCTTTTCCAATGAATACGGCGTAATCAACGCCATGATCTCGACTCTCCATCATCTCTTGCTTGAATCCGGGAATCATTGAAGATAGAGCGGCAACAGCTTCTGCCGGAGAGTTGCACACAAATCGGTGAACACGTCCAAACTTTGCGCCGAGTTTTCCATAAAGACGCACTGTTCTAGGTGTTTCATTTTGCATCTTTGTGCCTCACTATCATTCTTGTGATGTCCTGCCAATATCCAGAGTAAACCACCCTTTCCGATAGTCTAGGCATCGGGTGATGAAGCATGGCGTTTGGCACTTGATGAAGGTCAGATTGCGTATTCAATGTGCAATCGCCGATATAAATACCGCCATGGTTTGTTTTTTCACTGCGATACTGCATCAGAATTACGTCGCCAAATTTTGGCTGGCCAGTCACCTGGTAAAAACCAGCTTTCCCAAAGTTTTCAAGATAAAGCTCTGGTGACGACTCTTTCTGCCACCAGAAATCGTCACGCTCAAAATCAGGAATATCAATTCCCATCTCGCGCTTGTAAAAATCACGGATTAGTCCGTAGCAGTCCAACGAACCATGAAAAAACTCACGACCAACGAGCGGGGCTTCATAACCTGATGGCTCAAATGAATGCCACTGCGTTACGCTTGGTAGTTCTTCGGAAGCATCCCGGCTGACCGACACGATATGCCATGGTAGTTGCGTTTGCTCACAACTGACCCTGTCTGCCTCAGATGGATGCGCGTCGCGATCAATATGTGAGTGGACGATGGATAAAATTTGGCCTAAATCTGACGCGGTGGCATAGTCATATGCCGAGAGTCTGAAATCAAGATTGTTTTCAGCAACGTTTCGACACGGGATGTATTTTTGCTTTCCGCCGATCGCAACAATGACCCCGCAACATTCACGGGGATAATCGGCGATAGCATGCTTCTCGATAGCATTCTTGATGTGCTTTCGCATTAGCTTAACCTGTCAGCAGATGGGAATGACCCGTAAGAAAGAGGTGAGTTTTCACCGAAGCGCTTCTTGCAATCAGAGACGCGACCGCCGCACTTATCAAGCGATGGATCGGCGACTGGGTTGCCGTCTTTGTCAAAGTAGTTCGTGCCGGTATATCCGCACCCGGCGCCGCGGTATCCGCCGTAACCAGCCGAGTCCATCACAAGCCAGCCGCATACGTTTGCAATCACCTGTCTGCGAGGCAATTGAACGCCATCGAGCGACATCGGAGAAGCAAGAACAAAAGATACAGCTTCTGGCGTTTCTCTCTCTTTCTGGCTGACTATCCACGTCTCAACTGGGAAATGCTCATCAGGGTCAGCGGTTGGATTCACGCCGCCAAAGTTCTCAGCATCGAGGTATTTCGCAAACGTCCGGTGACGAATAAGTTTCGCACCAACCAGATCATCAAATGCCAAGCACAGCGCTGTGACAACGCCTGTCACCTTGTTACCGACTCCATCCTCGCCAATGTTGCCAACGGATAAAGAGGGGTTTGGTTGCTGAGTATCACCGGTTCGCTCAAATCCTGAGGATTCAATAGCCCATGGGTAATAGGCGCTACCCTGCCAATAGATGATCGAATGATCATAATTGTGAAAACGCTGGATATCGCCACCAAGCTCGGTCATGTCCAGCTCATAAAGAGTAATAAGATTACCAGGTACCAGTTTTTGAACGTCTTCTAGAATCATGGCTCAAACCTCTGATTGAACGTGCATGACAGCGACCAAATCCCCGTTGAGCGACCGTTGTGTGAAATGTTGCTTTTGCTGTAACCGGAGCATGTCCAGAGAAGCATCTCTCCGTCATAGTCTTTCGGTGTCCAGTGGAACGGAATATAGCCGCCATGCTGATCGATAAAGTCCATGATCGCCTTTATCTTGCTGTAGTCGCCTTTGAATTGCAGAGAATATGAATCTGACTTGGTGTTGATTCCGTCGCCTACTTCTTGCAAATACCCATCACCAAATTGCGCAGACAAGACTCGAAAAGAAGAAGACCCCGAGATTTCAATCAGCGGGGCCCATTCAAATATTTGTGGCATAGTCAATCATCCGTTCTGTTTGTACTGCCAAAGAGCGCCACCTTGGCGCATTGACTGTGATTGCAGTTGCTTGAACCTGGCATCGACGAACTGTCCGATCTCCTTGCCGAATTGTGCCATCATCGAACCGCCGTCCGTGGAAACTGACCCGTCGCTTGAAATGTTGACCTGAATGACGGTGCCGCCACTTCCAGAGGCATCCTTATTGCTCACGACTTCGCCACGCGTGTTCGGCAACATATACTGCTGGCCATTCGCCGCGTTGAACACTTCCGGCGCCCCGTTCTCGTTAATTCGGTACATGTCGTTGGCTTGAACTGCGCCGCCATACAAGCGCCCACCAGCAATCGCCGTACCTGCGATAACACCAGCTGAGGCGTAACCCATAGCCCTGATTGCATTTGATGTTGCCGCAGCACTCATCCCCATAATCCCGGCGTCGTGAGCCAAAACCTGAGCTGCCGCTAATTCAGCTGACACAATTGCCTGAGCAACTGCGAACGCCTTATTTACAGCAAACATGGCTTTGTAACCGCTTGACTGTTCGTCCATTGAGGCAAGCATGTTTGACGTAAGTGACTGCATGCCGCTAAACAACTGGCTGTAAATATTTAACTGGGCGTTTGTCGCGTTACGCTGCTCTTTGACTTGGTCATCTAGCGCCTTTTTCTTCTCGTCAGCAATTTCCTGATCGATAGCTTTGATTGCATCGGCGTGTGCTTGTGCGTCGCCGATCTCAAGCTCTTGGTACATCTGAATCAGGTTGCGCTCTCGGTCAAGCCTCTCAAGCGCGGTTTCTTCGTCGTATGTGCTCGTTATGGTTCGGCTAAACCCAGTTGCTTCGGTATCCGCATTTGTTGAGAAATCTTCATCACCAAAATTCTTGATAAAATCCTTTGACGCTTTTTTTGACTCCCTTTCCGCCGCGGCCCTGTCTCTTTTTGATTTGGCCAGTGCTTTTTCTGATTCAGCCTCCTTCTCATTGGCAATCATCTTGTTGTAAGAGGCCTCCATAGACTTGATCGTTTCTGGAGTCGCTCCTTCTTCTGTTGCTTTTTTGATCGCAATGGCTTTTTCAAGCTCTAGTTGCTTAGAGCGGAGTGATTCTGACTGCACGGCGAGGCGTTGAGATGCCTCAGTCCATTTGTCGATAGACTTTACATTGCTATCAAGCTCAAGGGCGTTTGACTCAAGCTGTTTTGTCATGTCCTCGATGCGCATTTTCCCTTCTTGCACAGCGGTGACATATTTGTTTGTTGTTGAGATTAACGCTTGTCCGGCTTCTGAATTGCTCAGTCCAGCAGCTTGCGCTTCATTAAGTGATTTAGAGTAAGCGTCAACGCTTTCTGGCGAGAAGTTAGCATTTACCATGTCCATGGCAGACTTTTTGACATTGTATGCGAGCTTTGCGAAGTCGTCAGAATACTGGCCGAATGTGTTCTTAATGTCAGACCCATACACATTGGCGCCGACACCAAATGCGTCATTGATCGCATCAGTAATGCCTTTACCTGAGATGCTGATTGCTCGCTCTTGCTCTGCTATTAGGTTGGCAAGTTGAATCCTTGCCAGTTTTTCAGATGCGTTGGCCAGTATTTGAATGCTCTGAGAGTATCCGTCAACTCCGGTTGCAGATAGCGTCATAGCTGCACGCACACCTTCCGTGGCATCCTCAAGCAGCTTCATCGCATCTTTGCTTTCAAACAGGTTTGGAAGCAACATTCCAGCTAAAGAAGCGCCGATACCAACCACTGCACCCAATAGTGGAGCGCCAAGAACGAAGCCTAAGTCGGCAGATTGTTGCGATAACGCAAGCATGGCACTCTGACCGCCTTGGATTTGCCCGATAAATTGCTGGAACTGTATACCAGCCTGACCAGCTCCGCGCCCCATGCCTGCAAGGCCAGCTCTTACGCCTGTAGCTGTTTTTGAAAGCTGAATGTGTCGCTGATTTAGCGAGTCGGTCATAGCCATCAGCTTTTGCATTTTTGCGGTCGCTTCCGCATTAACATTGCCAAATTGATCGAGGACAACACCAGCCTTTGATATGCTATTCCCGGCTTCATTCAATGCTTTCGTGTACTGCCTTGTCTGAACATCAGTTTTAGCCATAGATGCTTGCATTTGTTCAAGTGAGTCTTTCATCTCAGTCGCAGAGTCGATCGCCTTTTGTGTTTTTGCGTCAACCGTGTAGTAAACCGTACCTGCATCAATAGCCATTATCTAACCCTCAGTGAGTTTTCTGACCGCGCTTGCGCTGGATTTTATCAAACCAATCCATCGTTGCGTCGTGTTGTTCTTTGGTCGGAGCTTTCGCTCCAGGCTTGTTGCTTTCCGGTTCAGGAAACTTGGCACGCATCGCGCCAATCAGACTGGTCATTGTCATGTTCCATGCCTCTGCCTCTGACATGCCAAGGTGAGCCATCGCCAGGTTAACGTGCATGTCAGATTTAAACTCGCTGGTGTATGTGCTTTGGTCTTCTTCTTCCCGTCTGATTGGCTCCTGCGCACCTGTAATCCCATGCGTCAAAAGAGAGCGAGCAATCGCCAGAATGTCGCTCATCTCGGCAGATTTTTTTACGTACTTACACTTTTCATTCAGGTATCCGAACACTTCTGACAGGTCGTCATCAGTGCAACAGTTAACGACAGCAAGCGCCTCTCTGAATTGCTTCCATCGCATTTTTTTGTCTGAAAATTCTGACATCACCAATGCGTACGAATCAATAATCTCTCTCGGCGCGCCAATCTGAGACATTGCATATAGTGACGGTCTTAGAATGAACGTTTGGCCTTTGTAATGAACACCAATTTCGCCGATCTGCGTCAGTATCACTTAATGCCTTCCTGTCATGTTTTGATTGATTAAAGCCCCTTTCGGGGCTTTCGTGAGATTAGGCGACGGTAACTGCCACTGTATCCGTGATTAACGTATCGACCGATGACTTGACGGTGATGGTCGCGGATCCAGGAACCGGATCTTATGCGCCTTCGGCTGGCGTGTCTTCAACTATCAAACCTGAGTCAGAAGCAGTTGCTGACGCTTCCAAGCTGAATGTGACCACGTCGTCATATGGAGCTGAACGGCTCAGTGTTGTAAACAACATGAAACAGGTGAACGTTAGGTCAGGGAATGTCATTCGCATCCAAGCAACAGGCTGACCGCTTGTAGCAGTAGGGTTTGCTACGTGCTTAGTGATCTCAATTAGGTTAGCCGAATTTGCGCCTGACGCCTTACACACGCCGTCACCTGAAATGGTCAAGGTTTGGAATGTTGCCAAGTTTTCACGCAGCGAGCCAGCAGAGTCTGAGTCTGTGGCGTCGGTGTTATCCCAAGAAAGGTTAAACTCTTTGGTTCGCAGTGATCCAAAAACTTTCCATTCGGCAGAAGCCGGAACTGCGTCACCACAGCCAATCGCGTATTCAAGCACTACGTCGCGGCCAACGTATTTCGTTTTATTACAAGCCATTATGGCCTCCTAGTAGATGATTTGAAAATCGACAGAGACCCAAGCCCTGTTTTCTTCGGTGTACCCCGGGCCCGTCGGTTCAGTGATTGCTCTTATAGATGCGGCACCGCACGGCGGGTCGGAATTAATCGACATGTCAATGATGCTTTCAATGTCTGCAAGTAGCTTGCTGGCTTGATTTCTTTCGCCTCGAGGGCCAAGAAGCATGATTTTGAATCTTGGCCTGCGAATATCCATGTCAACACCAGCGCCACCCATGCCAAAGATGCAGCAAACAAAGCCGAGAGATTCGGTTTCAACCCACGCTCCTTGTGAGTACTGGTAGTCAGTTCCGAGCAGCGCCTCAATCCAAGCCTTTAGATCGTTAAACACGGTATACCCTCTTCAATATCGCCGGTATTTTTGGTTGCAGTTGCTGGAATCCTTTTGTAAGCCATTGCGGCTCAGCATCCGGATCCCAGTAGTTACCCTGTAGCGTGCCACCACCAAACTGAACGCCTTCTCGGGTTCCACCAAAGTTAGCGCGTGGCAGGCCTTTCAACTTGCCCGGCATTTCGTGAACCCAACCTGCATATTTGGCCGTATACCCGATGTAACCAGTCATGCCACCAGCTTGTCTTTCAAATTGCGGCGCGTACTGGCTGTTAATTAGCGTACTGGTATCAACTGGAACCATCGTTTGAGCAATTGCACCGCCTTCGCTAAGAATGGCGTATATCGCCGCCTCAGTGCGCTTATCTTCAATCGTGCCGATGATTCTCTGATAGCCAGCCTTTACCGATTCGATGCCCTTTACTGTCATAAATTCACCTGAAATACGGTCTGACCGCCCTGCTCTGGAAATACTGCGACCGACTTGACGCCTTTTAGCGTTCGTCCATGCTGATCATGCACCTTGTAAACGCCACCCGGTTGCAAGATGGCTGTCAGTTCGATTTCGGTGTCGGGAATAACGTCTGGCTCATCGAGTATCTGTTTAAGATTTCTGATAAGCGGAGAGCGCGGATCTTCGTCGTGCTCATCGAGAAGCCTGTTCATAGCCTCTTCGATAACCTGTTTTGCATTCATTACGTCACCAGCTCGAAGTCAGGGGTTTCATTAAAAAACGACATGTCAAACGAATTCACTGCCCGTATTTCCTCAAAGCTGTCTTTGCCATTTAGCTTGATGAGGTCTAGATGTTTTGGCCGAGCATCTTCGGTGTAGATGATGTTTTTAGTTACAAACTCAGCGCCATTGCTGTCTCGCATCTGCTCGGACTTTACTTCCCAAGTGCACGCTATTTCGTATTCATCGCCATAGATTGACTGTTGCGTCCACTGGTCAAAGCTGACAAGAGGCCGCACAATCGCTGTGTTGGTGTATGACCAATTGGCAGTGTTTGACATTAGTGACAGCCCCCTTTGCCAACCCATAACCCACCAAACGAACTCACCGTCGGATCTGATGGGATTAAATCAACGGCGCACCCGCTTTTGTCCAAAGACCGAAGGAGGTTTAATTGCCCTTTCCAACGGTCTGCGAAGTTCTTGTACTTGAATGAACGTGACGCGCCGCTTGGTGCAGTTTGGCTAGATAGCATCTGGTCTGATTGCGCATACGCAAGCAGTGAGATGAGGTAGCATTGAATAAGCAAAGCGGTATTCACGGTGTAATTTGCATCGAGGCAATCTTGGATAGAGTTTGCCTGTTCAACCCATGCATCAATAATGAAATCCGGTGTTGAATCTGTATCGATGCCTTGAGACTTTAAATACTGCTTTGCTTGTTCTGATTTGATCATGATGACCTCAATAAAAAGCCCCACCGGAGTGGGGCTGTATTCGTTATGGCAGAAGTTTCACCAAGTCTTCAAGTGATGCGCGCCCGTCAAACTCGATGCCGAGTTCTTCAAGCTTTGCCTTTACTTGTTTCTTGTCTGAAGTATCAATGTTGACCTTTTCAGATGTTGCACCTGTCGTTGCTGGTGTCAACTGCGCGGACACTTCTTCCGACAATGGTTTAACGTTAGCTTTCAGCGCCGGATGAAGTTTTGCAAATTCAACGATGGCGCCTTTTTTTACGCCTACCCATGGGATTTCAACGATGTATTTCATTGCCTATCCACTTAGCCCATGTCCGCGCCATAGACAACACCAGAACGCCCTGCATTGTCTTTCTTCACCTGCATACCCATAGCACCCATAATCTGGAAGTTATAGTTGCTGTTTGGCATTGGGCGAGGAAGCGGAGTAATGCCGGTTGTCATGCCGACAAGCGGAGTCACCGTCGATTGCTTGCGCTCGTAGCCCAAGAACTCATTACCGCTCATTGCATAGGTTTCACGGAATGCGCGAACCTTGCCACGGGCGATTAGCTCTTGTTCGATAGTGCCTTTCACCACGCCGTTGACCACGTAATCGCTGCCAAGGTTGGCTTTGATTTGAGGCGATACCCAAACCACGTCATACACTGTCACGTAGTTATCGATAGCGTTGGTGAAAAACGCGCCTTTGGTGAAGAACGCCAGTAGCTCTGCGTCGGTAGCCGTAGTCAGGTCGATGTTTGAACCTGACGCGCCAAGGTTGATCTTCTTGGTGTTGCGGTGATTGCGAAGACCTTGTCCTGCCTTGCTGTCAACTTTAACGCCTTCCGCACCATCAAGCGCATAGCTGACCAACTTCTCGTTGTACACCTTGAGTTTTGCAGCCTGAGAATCAAGCACCAAATCAAGGCCAACAGAGCTTAGGCCAGCAGCGTGACGCCAGTTAACGCCAAAACCGGCAAGGAACACCGGTACCGGGTCGCCGTCAGAATCGTAATCAGTGTGATCGAAACTGAATGGTGCCTGGCCATCGATAGTGATTGAAACGTCATCCGCGATGTTGCCAACGATGTTGTATGACTTCACGGTTTTGCCGATCGGCAGTGTGGTTTGAATTGCAAGCAAATCCATCAGCATTTCCATGCCGATAGTTTCTTCACGAGACTGAACGACCATGCGGTCAACTTCTTGCCAGAACTCGCGGGCGTAACCAGCTGCGGCGTTAGCTTGAAGCATTTCAGGCGTCATGTGCGCTTGGTTGGCTGCGATCATGGATCGCATGTTGGCGCTCATCATGTTTCGAGTCGCCCACAGGTCAGCCCAGTGACCTTGAACGTTGCGGTTAGCCGCTAGTGTTTCACGAGTAAAAAACATTTACCTTCTCCTGTTATGCGGTAACGGCAACGCCGCTGCGGAAACGAACACGGATGATGTCGTCGGCTGTCAGGGTAACTTCGTCCTGAGAGTAGCCAATAATGACGTCCGTACCTTCAACGCCGATCGCGCCTTTGCCAGATGTACCAAGCTTAATCGGTGTGTCTTTCTTGTACGCGCCTGCAGGGCATAGCAAGCCGAGTTCGCGGCCTTCTTCGACATATTCACCGACGCCCGAGTCACCGGATGGGATTGCATCTGCAATACCTAGGCCTTGATGCGAAGCCGGATGCATCAGGTAAATTCGACCAGACAGAGCCGATGCAACAGCAAAGGCGTCGTTAGAATCGATAGTTGCGAGAGTGCCAGGAAGCGTGTTAGCAGCAACCAAGCGCGTTTCTGTGACGGACTTCCCGTCTAGGTTAATACGACGATAGCGCATTGTTCACCACCCCTTTTTATTGTGGAAAGTATTCGTCGGCTTTAGGAGCGCCGGTTTCTGGTTGCTCTGTTGCCGAGTTGGTGCCAAGCGGCGCGGCAGAACCACATTTCTTGAACATTTCGTCAAGAGCGTCACCTTGCAGTGAGTTAGCAACAACTTCACCAAACTGCTTTGCCACAGTCTCACGCTTGCGCGCTTCTTCTGCGTCGTGGTTGGCAGTCAGCACTTTCAGTTGCTTTTCCGTGTTGGCCTGTAGAGCGTCGATCTTGTCGTTAACTGGTTTCAGAGCTTCTGCAACATTCGCCGCCAAGCCCTTGCCAATTTCACTGATCAGCTCTTGTTTCTCTTCTTTGGTCAAAGGCATGTCGCCCTCCTGTTGGTTTGTTGCAGGTTTTTCCTGCGGATTGAATAAGCCTTTCACTTTGTTGGCGACGACGCTTACCCACGATTCAGTTCGTTGGACGTCAGTGCCTTCGTCGTCAAAAATGATCTTCCCGCTTTCGGATTTGTATCCGTAAACTTTCGCTTTGCCGCCGTTGGTGATGACGATCGCCTGAGAGCTTGTGAAGTCTGCAACCCATGCGTATTCATCATTGCCCGGTGCAAATTTGTCTTTGGCCGCTTTCTCTAATCGACGCTCAAGTTCTCGAAAGCTTTCACCGACGAGCACGCCAGAGTTTGCAGATAGCTTTAGTGATTTAGCCTTGTCTGCGTTGACCATTAAGCCAACGCCTTGCTCCGGTGTTGCTGCGCCAACTTCATTCAGAAGAATTGCGTCATGATCAACCGCCTTGATGTCTGCCACCCACTCGGCACCGGCTTGCTTCTGTTCTTCGTTTGGATCAAGTTGCTCAAGGAAAACGGCGATACTGGTGTGAATCGGTGGAACATCATCGCCGCGCTCAATCGCTTCCACGCGCTCAATAAGCTCTTTGCCTTTTTCGCTTTGACTGGCGACTTCAATATCCACCCACTTTTCGACATAGACGCGGTTGCCGGACTTCTTCACGTTACGGTTCCATGCACCGACGTGGCCTTGATTGATGCCCTCTGCGCTAAATGCAGAAATGAAAGCGCCATCAAGTGTCGGGTGTCCAAGCGGGGCGAGAGTTCCTTCGAGCCCTTGGTAGTGCTTGTCGATTTGCTCTGCCGTGTATAGTCCGCCATTCATGATCACGTTTGCAGGAAGCGTGTAACTCGGCAGTACCCAGTGTTCACGATTGTTGTATGTCTCTCGACGGATTGATTGACTGTTAACGCGAGTGGTTACATTCACTTGAATGCATGACTCACGATTGACCGCGAGTGATGAGTTAACGACAAGTGAAACTTTTGACTTTTTCATTTCATCCCCTAACTGCATCAGTGGCAGCATGAACATTTTTTATTGGTTGCGAATTTTGATTTCTTCAGCATCTTCTCGGCTCGGTCAATAATGCTCTCATTGATTGGGTTGCCTTTATCGTCAACCAGCACCGCAACTTGGCTGCACTTACAGTTAATCGAGTTTGACCCCATTGCGTACCAATCCCTCACTTCATCGACAGTGAATAGTTTCGCGTGTCGCTGCGCATGAGTTATTCGCGTCGTCGGAGATAGGGCTGATAAATGTAATTGCATGGTCGTCAGCCCAAATCGCTCTTGCGCACTTTCAGACTCATCCCACCTTGCCCGGCGTAATGCCGTGGTGATTTCAGTTCGTGCGATACGATTTGCCCGATACTCTTCAAGTCCCGCTCTCACTTTCAACGCCCTAGCAACTTCTGATGGATTCAGGCCTCTCGCGATGCCGTCCGTTAAAACTCTTGCCATGTCGGCCTTAACCGTTGCCGACAGTCCTTTCATTTCTTCGAATACGCGAGACTTAACCAAGCCGATGCGAAGCCGGTAAGGCTCTGAATTAATCAGCTCTCTCAGGCTCTCTACTTCTGCTGCGTAAGCTGGTGATTGAGCGGATAGATTGGCAAACTCCTGACCGGTTCCGCGTTGGTAAGCGACTGACACGTACTTCTCATAGAGCCAAGGCGATTGCTGACCGCCCTCAAGGAGAATCTCGTCAATCAACAAGTTGCCTTGCGACAAGATGTAATTGAGAGTTGCTTCGTCGAGTTCGTATGTGTATCTGGCATTAACCGCAAGTTGAGGGTTTAACCTCTGGATTAACGCCGGATACTCCCTGCCGATTCTCGATAGCTTTTCCTTGTAACGAAGCATTGCGCCACGCTCTAGCCGATCGACCCCGGTCGGGTCTTCGATATTACGCGGAAGTATCGGCCCCTTCGGTTTCGTTGCCATTATCTAACTCCGGATCGGTATCAGGCAAAGTGACGCTATCTTCCATAGACTCAAACCCGGCAGCGTTTCTGATTTCGTCATCACCGAAAATTGGCGAGCCGGTTGACGCCGACTTGTCGTTGATTTCAGTCATAACTTTGGCATTTGCCAGTTTGTCGCTTTGCGTCGCTTCACTAAGGTCATCCCAAATAACTGAGAACTCACTAATCGGCTTGATTGAGCCCATATCAATGAGCTTATCCACCAGCAATTCGATTTCGCTGCTCAGTTCCATTTCTCGGCGCGACTGGCATCTTCCGTTGAAGTGCTTGTTATCTTCGGTGCTTGACCGCTCAGCTTGCTGGTTGCCAACGAGGATTCGACTAGGGATATCAACCGACGCCGAGAACGTTTGAAGGTTGATGTCATAAGTCGGTGTTGGATCCGGAATGCTTGCAACAAGAGGCGTTACGGTTGCCCCCTGCGTTGTCATCAGAACGTCATTGCCCTTGTTTACCTCAACAGCTACCTCATTGAACCTGTCCTGCAGGTCACTAACGCTCACTCCGTACAGCGACGCGAGGTTGTTGAAGTCGATCTCTTTATCGAAGTTGACGTTTAACTGGCGCGCAGCATTCTTGAGGAATGACTCACCGG